CCTGCTGATCCAGCACTGCCTGCACTACCTGCTGATCCAGCACTGCCTGCACTACCAGAACTACCAGAACTTGCATATGTTAATCCGGAAGATCCTGAAGTACCTGCAGAACCAGAAGTACCCGCACTACCTGATGATCCAGAAGATCCTTGTGGTCCGGCAAAACTAAAACTAATGTAGATCTCATCACCATCGGAAAAATTATCAGTCGTAACTATAGATGATAAATTTAAAGTAAACCATCCTGTAGATCCAGGTGATTCTTCTGTGATATCTGTAATTTCAAATACATTATAATTAGAAATATTTTGAATATTGTTTAATTTAACAAAACCTTTTAAGTCAGAAGAACCGTGTCTGTAAAAAACGGCAAATAAACCTGAAAGATCAATTGATTCAGCATCCGATGAAGAGATATATAATTCGGAAATGTTATTTAATGAAGTATTATCAAATGAAAAATTACCTGAACCAGGATTAGTGTATGATGTACTACTGCTAAAAATAAATTTATATATATTTGCCGCATTTACACCTGAAGAACCTGAGGTACCAACACTACCTGATGATCCAGATGATCCAGATGATCCAGAAGTACCAGATGATCCAGAAGTACCAGATGATCCAGAGGTACCGTCATTTCCTTCATTAAAAACATCATTAAATTTAATATAACTAGGCATTAAATATTCTAACCTTAATAATAAGTATCACCAGTTCTGGTGTAAATGTAAAATTTATTTTGAATTTTTAAAAAACATTTCTTTACAATAAAATGACAAAAATATATAAGATTATTTAGATTAAATACAGTTGCAAAAAAAATACAAATTTTAATTCTCATCAATAAGACCTAATTTGTATAATAGAATCATTTGATGCAATAGATTGTATTTCTATATGTGTACAACCTCTTTGTGCAAGCGTTTGTGCAGTAAAAATTCCCGTTGAACTATCATAAATTCCTGATCTATATTCATATAAACTACTAGATAAATTGTTTGTTCCTGAAACATCTCTTGTAGAAGTTATTTCGGGAGTTAACAATAATCCATTTAAATATACATCTACATTTCCTGATATATGAGGTTCAAAAAAAATCATCGTATCAAGAGAAGGATAAGATAAAATAACAGTATTTGAATTCTTAACATATAATTTGAATTGAGATTTAGACAAACCTCGGTTAAATTTTACATAATTGGACATTTTTAAATACCAGTATAACTAATTGTAGCACTTGCTAATGATGCTGTATTGGCAGACATAAAAATTTTATCACCATTAGACAAAATCAATCTTTCTGTACCAAAAACAAAAGTATCTGTGCTAAAAACTATTAAATTTTTAATGATTGCATTTTGATCAGAAACTGAAGATCCACTTGGTACAACATGTATGTTTATTTGAACATCATCAGTTTCACTATAATTACATACAAATATTGTTGTAACAGCACTGTCACCTCCTGCTGATTCGAATATTTCAGTATCTGTTGTTCCTATTAAATTATTTTGTATTGCCATTAAAATATCAATCCATATGTAATTGCTTTTTTACGTGAAACTAATTCATCTGAATTAGAATCATTTTTAAAATATAAACCAGTTCCGCCTGATGCAACCGATTTAGAGTATAAAGATGAAACGCCACCTGGAGTAAAAGGATCGTTATCTAATATCTCAAAATAAGCGTAACCTGATGATCCTGAGCTACCACTTAAAACACTTACTTTTCCTGTAATATTAAGTGTACTGCCATCAAAAGTTAAATTTGCTTCTCCAGTTCCTGATCCGTCAGCATTTAAACTAATTAAATAATTTTCCCCTACATTATTTAGACTAATTACCCCGTTAGTTCCTGAAGAGCCACTCGTACCTGGATTACCTATCAACACAAAAGAAATAATGCAACTATCGCCATTAGAAAAAATTGTTGTCGAACCTGCAACATAATTGACTGTAAATTCATGATAAGTGTGTAATTGTGAATCATAATATAGATCGGTAATGTTAAAAATTAAAAATTTTGATGCGTCATCTTTTTGTGTGATCTTTACTTGAGCATAAGTTGGATTTTCAGTTATTGAATTAATCGAGCTGTAATAATCATGAACATCTACATTATCAACAGTTAAATCACTAATATAAATTTTTGTAATAGATGATGGTGTTGACGAATCAAAAGAAAAATCATTAAAACCAGGAGATTGAGTATTAGAATCATCATAATTATATTCAAATGAAACTCCTCCATATATTCCTGAAGTTCCTGATGATCCAGCACTACCTGAAGTCCCTACTGAACCTGAAGATCCAGAAGTTCCTGAACTACCAGCACTACCTGCTGATCCGGCACTGCCAGCACTGCCAGCACTACCTGATGAACCTGAAGATCCAGAAGTTCCTACTGATCCTGAAGATCCAGAAGTTCCCGAACTACCTGCTGAACCGGCACTTCCAGCACTGCCTGCTGAACCGGCACTACCAGCAGAACCTGAAGATCCAGAAGTTCCTACTGATCCTGAAGATCCAGAAGTTCCTGAACTACCAGCACTACCTGCTGAACCGGCACTCCCTGCACTACCTGCTGAACCGGCACTCCCTGCACTACCTGCTGAACCGGCACTCCCTGCCGAACCTGCACTACCAGCACTCCCTGCCGAACCTGCACTACCAGCACTACCGGCACTACCTGCTGAACCTGCACTACCAGCACTACCAGCACTACCTGCTGAACCTGCACTACCAGCACTACCAGCACTACCTGCTGAACCTGCACTACCAGCACTACCTGCTGAACCTGCACTGCCAGCACTACCCGCACTACCTGCGGAACCTGCACTACCTGCTGATCCGGCACTACCAGCACTACCAGCACTACCTGCTGAACCAGCACTACCAGCACTACCAGCACTACCTGCAGAACCAGCACTTCCTGCACTACCTGCGGAACCTGCACTACCTGCTGATCCTGCACTACCAGCACTACCAGCACTACCTGCTGAACCAGCACTACCAGCACTTCCTGCACTACCTGCTGATCCAGCACTTCCTGCACTACCTGCTGATCCGGCACTACCAGCACTACCTGCTGATCCAGCACTTCCTGCACTTCCTGCAGAACCTGCACTACCTGCACTTCCTGCACTACCTGATGACCCAGATGTACCAGATGAACCTGCACTTGCATCTCTACCAGATGTACCAGAAGAACCAGATGAACCTGCAGAACCGGATGAACCTGCAGAACCGGATTCTCCAGATGATGAACTTAAGCCTGAACTACCTGAACTACCTGAAATATTTCCAACAGGTGTAGGATACCAATCTTCACCATTATACATCAAAATATCACTTACACCAGCACTTCCAGCAGAACCAAAATTTAAATCTCTTAATTTTAAATTTTTAATCCCTTTTCTACCTACATACCTTGCCCCTTTAATTAAATAAATAGATCTTGAAGTTTTATTATTTTCGTATGCAGAAGGAACACCATTAGTGAAAGTTAAAAGACCAGCATCTAAATCAAAATACCATTCAATTCCAGAAGTTCCTGGAAAAATTTCCTGATAACCAGGTAAAGTTGTAGGATCTACATTTTCGCCATGATGACCACTTTCCGCTATTGCTATTTTTACTAGATAAGTCGGACCAAAATATCCAAAGATGATCCACTCTTTTAGTCTAGTCGTTATTGCTTGACTTATTGAAGATCTATCCGAACAAGCAATGAAAGTTTTTATAACACCATCTTCAGCAGAAGCAGGCATTGGATATAATTCTAATATTCCTGCTACATCTCCAACTTGATCAGAGCCTTGACTACCATCAGAAGATAGTGTATTATTATTTGTATAAACTAAACGTATCTGATCATTGACAGAGTAATCTGGTAATAAAACTGTATTGTAAAGTAGATCGCTGTCTAACCATAGATTATCGCCAGGATTATAAATCGGACTATCTAAAACCTCAGCGGTTGGAGAAATAACCGAATCTCTTGCAGTTCTAGCAACTCCATAATTTATTTTTTTATCTAATCTATTTGTTACTTTACTATTTTCAATTGCCATAATCAATACCCTTCAATCGTAATAGAAGAAATATATTGACCTTGAGATAATTTAAATCTCAATAGAACTAGATATGGCGAATTTGCATTTGCGGTTGTTGCAGAACCAAGAGTTATGTAATATGTGCCACCATTCGTACCAACAGTTTCACCAGGTTCATTTGAATCTCTAACACCCAAACTATTATTTGTAAATATTTGATCTCCGGGAAGTCCTGCCGCCCCATAATTTGTTAAACCTTCTAACCATCCGTTAGTTGAAATTGCAGATTGTTCTAAGGTATGCAATCCATCACCAGCGGTAGGAGCAGCAACAAAAAAGTCATCAAAAGATCCTGAAATAGTCATTTTAAATTTATTAATATTTTGTCTACAGAAACCAACAGTTAAATATTGTATTCCTGTAGTGGGTATGGTTGTTCTATTTAAATTATTTGATAAACCTGGTAAATAACTTGTATAATCATTATTATCCCACTGGAATCTATCATCACCTGAATATGGAATTAAAACAACATCATAATCATTTAACACAGTATTTTGAGAGTCCCATACATTATTATCATAAAAATTAGTTGAAGAATTATATGATGGAGTATCTGCGTTTGATGAAAATCCTGTCATTCTTTTCAAGACCGTTCTTCCTGTTACTATAGTACCCCATCCGTTAGTATTCACAATTGCACCTAAATCATCTTCTTGTTGTGTAGGCGTAGACGCCCAATACATAATATTTTTCAAAGAATTAGAATCCACAAAACTTCCTTGACCAATATGATTTTGTGAACTTATTTTTAATCCTCCATCAAAACCTTTACCGGTTGTTGATAGTGATACAACTGTAGGATTTATGTTAAAATCAGATTCTAATTGCAAAGGAGGTGTTAATCCTAAATCACTTAAAGATTTTGTCACCTGATCACCTAGTATAGTAGATGTTCCTCTATTATCGATAATCAATGGATCCAATTCAGTATAAACTTTTGTTGTTAAATTATTTATTTTTATTCCACTTATAGTTATTTCTGCACCTGTATTAATATAAGGCATTGATGAAGCATATCTCAGTGTTCCATTATTAGTTATCGATAAACTAAACAAATCCACACCAGAACCAATGGAAGGCAACGTTGTAGTTGGATCAACAACTAATTCTAAAATATCAGAATATGTTGTTACATCATTAGGAGAAGTTCCCGAAATGTGTTTTATTTTGTAAGTATGATAACCCTCAGATGCTGACGTAACATATATTTTACATTTTATATATCGGTAAAACTTTTCAGGTATTATATTATTATCTGGAGAAGTAGAATCTGATGCATCAATATCTTCATCCAACATTAAATCACCATAAGTTCCTACTTGTGATGTTATGTCTAAACTTGAAATTTGTCCATCAACAGTTGTATCTTGATGTATTAATTCAAGTGTACCTCCATTATTACCATCACCTAAAAACTTTCTAACATAATCAGATTGTAAAGATGTTTCAATTATACTACCAGTGACAACTTTTACTGTATCTCCTGGACTGAGAGATGAATCAGATGGTAAAATTGCAGAATTACATACCAACGCATTTCCACTATTCAATAATTCAAATGTAATTCCAGTATAATTATCTGGAACGGAACTAACAGGTACAGTAGAAATTTCTATATAATCGGTTTTTATTTCTGTATCCGAATCTGTTCCTCCAGGATTTTGTGTATTTTCTGCAAATAATGTGATTTCATACGTGCCTACAGCATTAAATGTATGATTAGGATTTTGACTTGTATCAGTTTGAGTGTCGCCAAAATCCCATGACCATGTATCAACGTTTTCTGATGTATCTAAAAATGATACCTGATTTCTATCATTACCTTCATAATCTGTAAAGATAAATCCTTTTCTAGAACTCTCTCCAGTATATGAAGTTGATAGAGTTGTAAATTGTCCTACAAAATTTGCTCTAGTATCTTTATAAATTGATATATCTTGATCAGTTGTAGAGAATGGCGCATTAGTATGATTTGAGCCATTGATTTCTAATGAAATTGTTTTTATTTCTGGATCAGAACCAGTTGTGTTTGACTGACGTTTAAAATGAATTTCCTGACTACTAAACGGATTGACATTATAAATCTGTGTCGATAAATCATTGAATGAATCATATAAATCCCATTCAAATCTTGTGCCTAAATCTCCGTTAATTGAACCAGAACTTATCGTTACGCTTAAAGTTACTGGTAAACCCTCTAGACCTGATACATTGTTTACCGAATCTTCATTATCTCCCGCATTGGGTGTTGCGGTCCAGGTTACTAATCCAGTATAATCACGATAAATATTCAAAATCAATGGAACTGATTCCGTATCTTTGACTGAATCTAATGGGCTAGTTTGATCATTATACAAATATAGATTTATTGTTTTCTGTATGTCTTCAGTAATACCTGTGAATGTATGATTGAAAGTTGTTGTTGCATTTGATTCCCAGGTAGATTCAATATCTGTTATGTCACTAGTACTCAAAACGTCATTATCATTGAAAATACTTACATTTGAAGGATATGTTTCTCCGTCTCCTAAATCCATCGCCCAATGAGAATAATTTTGAGAATTGCTGATATCAAATGAAATTTGTACACTATCCCCTAAATTACTCGAATCTTCATCCATATTTTCAGTGTTACCATTAGTGCCTGTTACGATGGTATTGTCTGATTGAATGTAAAAATAATCAAATGTAGGTATAGGTTTATCATTGAAAACTTCAATATAATCTGTTCTTTTAAATATTGAAAAACTTCCATGAGAATTTGTGTACTGTGCATCTGTTCTATATGCTTTCAGTGTGACGGAAAGTTTTACAACTGATAATTGGGATAATGCAGATGCAGTATAAGTATGTGTTATTGATGTTGATGTACTATTTACTAATCCTGAACCATCTCCAAAATCCCATTGATATTCCATGTTCTCTTGATTTTGATATACCTCAGAATCTATTGTAAACTCGACCGTATCACCTGCAACAATTTCCAATAAATCAGCTGAAAACTTTGCTGTTCTCACAAAAGTATTGTTATGAATGTTTAATAATGTTTCGTTTAATTTATCAAGTCCATCACTGAGAGTATCCTGTAAGTCTATACCTGCCAACACATCAAAACTTGTTTCAAATGTAGTGTTGCTTGTCAATAATGCACCATCACTGAAAGTTCCATCAGTAACATTACCTATGATTAAACCACTACCAGAAGATTGTCCTAAACTTGCCGAAGAAACAGGTTCCCATGTACTTCCTGTCCAAACTAATGCGGAATCTTGTGGAATATTTTGAGGTATTGTTGTGTCATTAAGTTCATATAAATTACTTACTCCATCAGTTCCTGAACTACCTGATGATCCTGCAGGACCAGTAGCACCATTTAAATTTATAGACCAACTAGTGTATGTGCCTGAACCATCTACTAATATAGGATTTATAGTTAAAGAACCGCTATTTTTATTATAATTTGTAACTAATCCTATAATTCTATTATCAGCATCATGTGCTATTATAACTTCTTGACCAATTGAATATGATAATCCAGTTCCTATTAAGAATGTTAAATTACTACCGGTACCAATTGTATTAGAAGTTGAAGATGTCGAAGCATATATGTCACCAGTATATCCTGAACTTCCTGAAGTGCCCGTACTTCCTGAGGTACCTGAACTACCTGAAGAACCTGAAGTTCCTGAAGTTCCTGAAGTTCCTGTTTGTCCAGATGTTCCAGATGTACCTGAACTACCTGAAGAGCCTGAAGTTCCTGAAGTTCCTGAAGTTCCTGATGTACCTGAACTTCCTGAAGAACCTGAAGTTCCTGAAGTTCCTGTTTGTCCAGAAGTTCCGGAAGATCCAGAAGTTCCAGAAGATCCAGATGTGCCCGAAGAACCTGATGATCCTGATGATCCTGATGTACCATCTGACCCCGATGTGCCTGATGACCCCGCAGATCCAGATGTACCTGCAGAACCTGCACTAGCATCTCGACCAGATGTACCAGACGATCCAGCGCTTCCTGAAGTTCCTGAAGATCCAGCACTACCTGCAGAACCTGCACTACCAGAACTTCCAGATGATCCTGCACTACCAGAACTTCCAGCAGATCCTGCACTACCAGAACTACCAGCACTACCAGCAGATCCTGCACTACCAGAACTACCAGCACTACCAGCAGATCCTGCACTACCAGCAGATCCTGCACTACCAGAACTACCAGAAGATCCAGAACTAGCATATGTTAGACCAGAAGATCCAGACGTTCCTGATGAACCTGCTGATCCTGAACTACCTGATGATCCAGATGTGCCTGTTGAACCTGATGTGCCTGAAGATCCTGAACTTCCAGAACTTCCTGCTGATCCTGAACTTCCAGAACTTCCTGCTGATCCTGAACTTCCAGAACTTCCTGCAGAACCTGCACTACCTGATGATCCTGCAGAACCTGCACTACCTGATGATCCTGCAGAACCTGCACTACCTGATGATCCTGCAGAACCTGCACTACCTGCGGTACCAGATGAACCAGATGTTCCAGCATCAGGTATTATAGAAATTGATATGAAAACATCAGTACCATCAATCTGATTTGACCAGTTTATGTCAGAAATATAATTAACATCTAATGTTCTATAATTTCCATTGTCTGTTTGAGAAGTGACAAAATAATTTGCGACCCAAGAAGCGTCATATGTTGATCTTATAGCGATTATCGATTTACTTGCTGATGAAGAATCTGTTAGTGCATCAAAAGTAACAGAATTATTTCCTCCATCTTTACTAATTTCATGAATGTAAATTTCATCTACTAATGAAGGATCAGAATTATTTAATCTAAAAGTTCCTGATGGTATCGATATGTCAGTTGTTGTAGTTGAATATTGATAGAAAACACCAAATGAAGGAAATCCAGATGTACCTGATGATCCAGAACTACCGGTTGTGCCAGATGATCCAGATGATCCAGATGTACCTGTTGATCCTGAAGTTCCAGAACTACCAGCACTACCTGAAGATCCAGCACTACCAGCACTACCAGCACTACCTGCTGAACCTGCTGATCCGGCACTACCAGAACTACCAGCACTGCCTGAAGATCCAGCACTACCAGAACTACCAGCACTACCAGCACTACCAGCACTACCAGCACTACCAGCACTACCTGCGGAACCTGCTGATCCGGCACTACCTGCACTACCTGCAGATCCAGCACTACCTGCACTACCAGCACTACCTGCGGAACCTGCAGATCCAGCGCTACCTGCACTACCTGCGGAACCTGCAGATCCAGCGCTACCTGCTGATCCGGCACTACCTGCACTACCTGCAGATCCAGCACTACCAGCACTACCAGCACTACCTGCTGAACCTGCTGATCCGGCACTACCTGCTGATCCTGCTGAACCTGAAGAACCTGACGTGCCAGATGATGCATCGCCAAATGTTACAGTTGCATAACCTGCTTGACTATTTCCAAAACCCCAATCTACTTCGATTCTATTTTGATTTGTAAATTTAACTACATTTGGAAATATTTGGAAAAAATTCAAATCAGAAAATACAACATTAACTGGTCTTCCAATATTCAAATTATGATTGATCTGCCAATATCTACTTGATAAACTTTGAAAATGTATGTAAGTTCCACCATCTCTACCAGAAGTACCTGAACTACCTGCTGATCCGGCACTACCTGCACTACCTGCAGATCCAGCACTACCTGCACTACCAGCACTACCTGCTGAACCTGCTGATCCAGCACTACCTGCACTACCAGCACTACCTGCTGATCCAGCACTACCTGCTGAACCTGCTGATCCGGCACTACCTGCACTACCAGCACTACCTGCTGATCCAGCACTACCTGCAGATCCTGCACTACCTGCACTACCAGCACTACCTGCACTACCAGCACTACCTGCTGAACCTGAACTTCCTGCTGATCCGGCACTACCTGCACTACCAGCACTACCTGCTGAACCAGATGTACCTGAGGAAATTTGTTGAATTGTTATTGCTTTTGAACTACCGGGACTATTTTCATTATAATAATATAAAAAATCAGGAGATTCGAAAGGAACATCATATGCAATATACGCCCCAGGTGTTCCATGTACGCCTATTCTTTCTATGCCAAATTCTACTTCACTGTCCCCTTCAGCGGTCCATTCAGGATTGTGAATACCTTCATAAAATGTCGATATATTAAATTCTGTACCTAAATTTGATGGATCACTAACATCAAATTTGTATTTAAATCCTCTATAGAGAATAAATTCTCTTAATGGAATATCATTAAAAGTAAAAACACCTTCACCACCAGCATCATAGTTAACAGTAACATAGTGTATGTAAGCATAAGGCGATTGACCTGAAGTACCTGCAGAGCCTGAAGATCCTGCACTAGCATCTCTACCTGAAGAACCAGAAGATCCTGTTAATCCTGAAGTACCGTCTAAACCGGATGAACCAGATGTTCCCGTTGAACCTGAAGTGCCAGAAGTTCCTGAAGATCCGGATGTTCCCGATGATCCAGATGATCCAGAACTACCTGAACTACCTGATGATCCGGCACTACCTGATGATCCGGCACTACCTGATGATCCGGCACTGCCAGAACTACCTGAACTACCGGCACTACCTGCACTACCTGCTGATCCAGAACTTCCGGCACTACCCGCACTACCTGCGGAACCCGCACTACCAGCACTGCCTGATGATCCAGATGAACCTTGAGAACCTGGAAGTCCTTGTGCGCCTGCTAAATTTACTGTCCAATACGAAAATGTATTTTCTAATTCTAAATTATTTCCATCTTCCAATAAAACATCATAAATACCTACCGAATCTTCTAAAATTAAATCATTTTGATTTTCTAAAATCAGTTTTTCATCAAAATCTCCAATTATTAAATTGAAAACTTCATCATCATAAACAAAATCATTTTCATCTCTTCTATCATTTAATTGTAAATTAAAATTATCAGTTTTACTAAAAAGTGGATCTACAACTAAAACACCAGTATTTTGATCATATGAAACAACAGATCCTTCAATATAAACGTCATTCGAATGTGAAACTATAATTTTGTGTCTAGGAACATATTTTACTTCTTTTTCTTCTAGAACAAAAGTTTTAAAATTCAAATCATTTAATGATACTGTTGAATAAGATTCACTAAAGAATATATCACCACTTTTTCCTGCACTACCTGAAGAACCTGTAGTACCATCTCTACCTGAAGATCCGGATGTTCCTGTTGAACCTGAGGTACCAGATGAACCAGTTGATCCAGAAGTACCAGAAGAACCTGCACTAGCATCTCTACCTGAAGAACCTGATGATCCAGATGTTCCTGTTGAACCAGACGTTCCTGTTGAACCTGATGTTCCAGAACTACCTGATGATCCAGAACTACCTGCACTACCTGAACTTCCAGATGATCCTGAACTACCTGAACTACCTGCACTACCTGAACTTCCAGATGATCCTGAACTACCTGAACTACCTGCACTACCTGAACTTCCAGATGATCCTGAACTGCCCGCACTACCTGCAGAACCAGATGACCCAGATGTTCCTGTTGAACCTGAAGTTCCTGAACTTCCTGAAGATCCATCATCACCTTTTTCACCTTTATCACCAGTTCTAGCAAATGTTAAAACACACGCTTCACCATTTACAAAAGGACTTACTTGAGAATATTCTACTAATGATATACCTAATTCAGCATATTGTAAATTTGTGTAATTAGTTAAACTACCAGTTATGGCAAAAAGAATGAAATCGGATTCTTTATTTCTTTTTGTTATTTTTAAATGACCTTTGATAGTGCTTGTAGAATCATCTATAGTTTTTAAGAAACTTTCTAAATTTATATAACTGCTATCAAAATGTCTTATATAAATTCTTTGAGATCCACTTTGAACAAAGTTATTTAATCTAAACAAACCATAAGATAATGAATTTGTAAATGGCGTTAATGTACTGTCAAAATCAAATTCAAAACCAGCACCACCAAAATTACCATCAACTCCCGATGAACCTGAACTTGCATAAGTTAATCCAGATGAACCAGATGTTCCAGAAGACCCAGCACTACCTGCACTACCTGCTGATCCAGCACTACCTGCACTACCTGAACTACCTGATGATCCGGCACTACCTGATGATCCGGCACTACCTGATGATCCGGCACTACCTGCTGATCCGGCACTGCCAGAACTACCTGATGATCCGGCACTACCTGATGATCCGGCACTACCTGCACTACCTGAACTACCTGCTGATCCGGCACTACCTGATGATCCAGCACTACCTGCTGATCCAGCACTACCTGCTGATCCAGCACTACCTGAACTACCTGATGATCCGGCACTACCTGCAGATCCTGACGAACCGGCACTACCTGCTGATCCAGAACTTGCATATGTCAGACCAGAAGAACCTGAAGTACCAGAACTTCCTGAAGATCCACTTTCATTACTACCACCATAAGTTAAATGTGCATATCCTGTTTGTACAGATGAGAAATAAACCTTTACAATATTATCTGATACAAATTGTATTGCTTCAGTTTCGATCTTATTATAATTTAAGTCGGTAATTAAAACTTGTAATGGACGTGTATTAAAACCATGAATCAGAGTCCAAACATTGGATGGAGTAGTAATTGTTTTTACAGTTGTACTGCCATCTCTACCAGAAGTTCCAGATGATCCTACTGATCCAGAAGATCCGGAACTAGCATAAGTTAGACCAGAAGAACCAGAAGTTCCTGTTGAACCTGAAGTACCAGAACTTCCTGATGATCCAGATGTGCCTGTTGATCCTGAAGTTCCGGATGATGCTTCTCCAAATGTCAATACTGCATATCCATCTTGTGCATCAGGGAATGTTATAACTGCAGTATCGACTGTTGTAAATGTGATGTCTTCTACTAATATTAGATTATAATTTCTATCAGTGATTACAATATTTACAGGTCTAGTATTTAAATTATGATTTATTGTCCATGTTGTTGATGCTACTGCTTGATCATGAATATAAGAGCCACCATCTCTACCAGAAGTTCCAGATGAACCAGATGTTCCAGATGTACCAGAAGAACCTGCACTACCGGCCGATCCAGCACTGCCTGCTGATCCAGATGATCCAGCACTACCTGCTGATCCAGATGATCCAGCACTACCTGCTGATCCAGAACTACCAGATGATCCTGAACTTGCATAAGTGAGTCCAGAAGAGCCTGAAGTACCTGCTGATCCAGAACTAGCATAAGTTAAACCTGAAGATCCTGAAGTACCAGATGATCCTGAACTTCCTGCACTACCTGCACTACCTGCAGAACCAGATGATCCTGAACTTCCTGCAGAACCAGAACTACCTGCACTACCTGCACTACCTGCACTACCTGCAGAACCAGATGATCCGGATGTTCCTGTTGAACCTGAAGTTCCAGAAGAACCTACAGAACCAGATGATCCAGATGTTCCAGCAGAACCTCCAGAGCCAGAAGTACCAGAACTTCCTGCTGATCCTGAACTACCAACACTTCCTGATGATCCAGAAGTTCCAGAAGAACCTGCACTAGCATCTCTACCTGAAGATCCTGAAGTTCCGGAAGTACCAGATGATCCTGAACTTCCTGCAGAACCAGAACTACCTGCAGAACCAGAAGTTCCAGAAGATCCAGCACTAGCATCTCTACCTGAAGATCCAGATGATCCAGATGTTCCTGTTGAACCTGATGTGCCTGAAGAACCTGATGTTCCAGAACTACCTGCAGAACCAGAAGTTCCAGAAGATCCAGCACTAGCATCTCTACCTGAAGATCCAGATGATCCAGATGTTCCTGTTGAACCTGATGTTCCTGTTGAACCTGATGTTCCAGAACTACCTGCAGAACCAGAAGTTCCAGAAGATCCAGCACTAGCATCTCTACCTGAAGATCCAGATGATCCAGATGTTCCTGTTGAACCAGACGTTCCTGTTGAACCTGATGTGCCTGAAGATCCTGCACTACCTGATGATCCAGAAGATCCAGCACTTCCTGCACTTCCTGCACTACCTGCACTTCCCGCTGAACCACTTTTACCAGTGGATCCAGAAATACCTGATGACCCAGATGTACCGGAAGAACCTGAACTACCTGCCGATCCAGCGGATCCGGCACTACCAGCACTACCTGCTGATCCTGCACTACCTGCTGAACCTGCACTACCTGCCGATCCAGCGGATCCGGCACTACCAGCACTACCTGCTGATCCTGCACTACCTGCTGAACCTGCACTACCTGCTGAACCTGCACTACCTGCTGAACCTGCACTACCTGCCGATCCAGCGGATCCGGCACTACCAGCACTACCTGCTGAACCTGAACTTCCTGCTGATCCGGCACTACCTGCTGAACCTGAACTTCCTGCTGATCCTGAACTTGCATAAGTGAGTCCAGAAGAACCCGATGTACCAGTAGAACCAGATGTTCCTGACGAACCTGCACTACCTGCACTTCCTGAACTGCCAGCAGAACCTGCTGATCCAGAACTACCTGCACTACCTGCACTTCCTGAACTACCAGCACTACCTGATGACCCTGCTGATCCAGAACTACCAGCACTTCCTGATGATCCTGCTGATCCAGAACTACCAGCACTTCCTGCTGACCCTGCTGATCCAGAACTACCGGAAGAACCTGCTGACCCTGCTGATCCAGAACTACCAGCACTTCCTGCTGACCCTGCTGATCCAGAACTACCAGCACTTCCTGCTGACCCTGCTGATCCAGCACTACCGGAAGAACCTGCTGACCCTGCTGATCCAGAACTACCGGAAGAACCTGCTGACCCTGCTGATCCAGAACTACCTGCACTTCCAGATGATCCAGAACTACCTGCACTTCCAGATGATCCAGAACTACCTGAACTACCTGCACTACCTGAACTACCTGCACTTCCAGATGATCCAGAACTACCTGCACTTCCAGATGATCCAGAACTACCTGAACTACCTGAACTACCTGCACTACCTGCACTTCCAGATGATCCAGAACTACCTGCACTACCTGCGGAACCCGCACTACCAGAACTTCCAGATGATCCAGCACTACCTGCACTTCCAGATGATCCGGCACTTCCAGATGATCCAGAACTACCTGCACTACCTGCGGAACCCGCACTACCAGAACTTCCAGATGATCCAGCACTACCTGCACTTCCAGATGATCCGGCACTTCCAGATGATCCAGCACTACCTGCACTTCCTGAAGATCCAGATGATCCTGAAGAACCAGATGATCCAGCACTACCTGCACTTCCTGAAGAACCAGATGATCCAGCACTACCTGCACTTCCTGAAGAACCAGATGATCCAGCACTACCTGCACTTCCTGAAGAACCAGATGATCCAGAGGATCCTGCACTAGCATCTCTACCTGATGATCCAGAAGAACCGGATGTTCCAGAAGAACCTACACTTCCCGAAGAACCAGAAGGTCCTTGATTTCCATTTAAATTTATCGACCAATCCGAATATGTTCCAGAGCCTTTATAATTTAAAACTTTATAATTTAGAACACCGAATGAACCAACATATGATACAACTTCACCTATAATTTTATTCGAATTATCATGGACTATTAATAATTCTTGTCCTTGAGTATAAGCTAAACCTGTACCAATGGTAATTGTCTTATAACCGCCCAATGATGATGGAATGGTAATACTAGTAGAAGATGAACTAGAATAACGATCACCATCTACTCCAGATGTTCCTGCAGATCCAGAAGTTCCCGTTGAACCAGAAGTACCAGATGACCCAGAACTTCCTGTACTACCAGATGATCCCGCAGAACCTGCACTACCAGCACTACCAGAGGAACCAGCACTACCAGAGGAACCAGCACTACCTGCTGATCCGGCACTACCTGAAGAACCTGAAGAACCTGAAGAACCAGAAGTTCCATAACTTCCTGAGCTTCCAGATGTTCCGGAAGAACCCGAACTTCCTGAACTTCCTGAAGAACCTGAAGTTCCGGAAGTTCCAGAAGAACCATCATCACCCTTATCACCTGTTCTTGCAAAAGTTAATACTAAATCATCACCTGAATTAAAAGGTAAATTTCCATTAGTTGATGAAGATTCAACTACTGTTACATCGATGTCATGAGTTGTATGTGTAGGTAAGTAATCTGCGCCATTAATAACAAATAATACAAAAATCTCATTTTGAAATTTTTTGCTAATTTTTACATGACCTTTTATTATGCTAGAAGAATTCGCTATTACATTTAAGAATGCATGTAAATCGGTATTATTTGCATCACTATCGCTAATTGTTATATTTGTTAAAGAAGAAAGTGCGGTATCATCAACTGTAAATTCTCCTGTGCTTGGAGAACTATTTGTCGAATATGAGTATTCGAAAGATGCCCCACCAAAATTTCCATCTCTACCTGATGTTCCAGATGTACCAGAACTACCTGATGTTCCAGATGTACCAGAAGAACCTGCACTGGCATCTCTACCAGACGATCCTGATGACCCAGATGTTCCTGTTGATCCGGATGTACCAGAAGATCCTGCACTGCCTGATGATCCAGAAGTACCTGCACTACCTGTTGATCCTGATGTTCCTGAAGATCCTGCACTGCCTGATGTTCCTGAAGATCCTGCACTGCCCGATGATCCTGATGTTCCTGAAGATCCTGCACTGCCCGATGATCCTGATGTTCCTGAAGATCCTGAACTACCTGCTAAACCGGATGTTCCTGATGATCCTGAACTACCTGTTAAACCAGATGTTCCTGATGATCCTGATGTTCCTGATGATCCTGATGTTCCTGATGATCCGACACTGCCTGACGTTCCTGACGATCCTGATAAACCATCAATGCCTGACGTTCCTGACGATCCTGATAAACCATCAATGCCTGACGTTCCTGACGATCCTGATGAACCGGAAGTTCCTGCACTAGCATCTCTACCTGAAGTTCCCGAAGTGCCTGCGGATCCAGAGGATCCTGATGTTAAAGGACTAATTTGATCAAGAATGTTTGATCTTAAAATCACTGAACCACTAGATTGACCTTCTTCTAAGTAAAATCCATCATCTGTGTTAATGGTTATATGATCAACTTTAGAAACTGTATTACCGGATATTTGCGATTCGGTAATTTCTAGAGGAGGAGATGCTTCTCCAAATTCCAATGTTCCATTTGCGGTTACTCTAAGAACATCGCCTTCTATACCTAATCCAGTCTCATTAACCTCTTTAATTTCAGTAACAGAAAATATTTTATCACCATTAGTATCTCGTATTGTAAAATCATTTCCAGAAGAACTATGAAATCCTAAAACAGCATTTTGAGTACCTACACCAATCTTTAACGATTGAGTATCTCCAATTGTTATGGATCTATTTACAATAAGATTTTTATCATCACTAATTGATAATATTTCAGGATCAAAAGATATTATAATTGAAGTTGTATTTTGTGCGGCAAGTAGTCCATTACCAGTTTTTATTGATTTAAATTGTAAAATACTTTCACTGGTATTGTACTCTGTATTAGAGTACAATTGAACTGTATTAGAAGTGACATTTAAATTATTACCGAATACTCTTTTTTCAGGATCACTACCTCCACCTCCATAATATTCGCCCCAACCAGTTATAACTTTCTGCGCAGTTGATGCTGCTTGAGAACCAATATCTTTAACAACTTTTTTAAGGGTTTCAATCTCATCTCTTAAAGGTTGAATTTGTGCGTCTTCACCTTTAGGTCCTTGTGGTCCTTGCGGCCCCAAAAGTCCTCTAGGACCCATCGGACCTTCAGGACCTTGTAATCCTTGAGGTCCCATTTTACCAGGATCACCTTTTTCTCCTTTATCTCCTTTAGGTCCCGGTAAACCTTCTAAACCCTGCTCCCCTCTCTCGCCTCTAGGTCCTTGTTCACCTTTTATTTCTAGGACCTTAATCTTTTCACCAGTTACTGGATCTAAGATTTCTCTAATTTCTTTTATTAACTCTTGCTTTGCTCTTTTTAATTCTTTTTGAGTATAGGCTAGAGAGGCAGCTAAAACTTCATTTAGTTTTACCTGTTTATTGTTTTCATTTGACATTTAATTAATCGTCTAAATTTATAGTAGAGAGAATATCATTAATTGTGTTTTTCAATTTTTCATCATTTTTTGTCGAATCAAATTTATCTTGAATTAATTTTTCAATTTTTTCTTCATTTAAAAAATCTGTTTTTTCATGACTTACAGAGTTTGTTTCCATTCCCATTTTCATATCATCTTCACCAGAAAATCTAGGATCATCTAATTCTTTTGCTATTTGCTCATCATTTGTTCTAATATCATCATCACTCATCAATAAAATATTTCTTCTGATAAATTCATTTGAATAGTATTTTCCAGCATACTCAGATAAATCTCGTAAAAGATTTAAACGATCTTGTAATAATTCATTTCTTTTCATTTCTGTGAAATGACTATCGCTTTCAAAATGATAATAAATTTGATTTTTTATTTTTTTCCAGTCATCTCTGTTCATTACACCTTTTAAACTCAATTGTCTTTCCAACAAATCATCAAAAAGTAATGTAAATCTATTCTGTAATCTATTAATAAACCTAGTAAATTTTACTTCATCTCTAGAAATTTCTGTCGCTCTACCTATAGTATAAGAAGCTTCAGATTCCAGTCTAGATAGTGGTACACCTAATGCTTTATATAATTTTTTCTGAAAATAAATCACATCTTCAATATCACCTAAATTTTGTCCTCCTGGTAATGTTGTAACTTCAGTTCCCCTACCTCCTTCCATTCTAGGCATCCAATAATCCTCAAGCATGGACATATGTTTTCTATCATCACGAATTTCACCTGTATTTGCATCATATACTAATTTATTCTTATATCTTGCCATTAGATCACGCATATACTGTTCTGCTCTAACTTTGGGAAGATTCCCGACATCAACATAAAAAATTCTTCTTTCGGGAGCTCTAGATATACGATAAATGACCAATGAATCTTCAATCATTCTTAACATATTTAAAGGTTTGATAGCTTTATGTAAAAATGATAAAACTAATGATTTTGTGGAGTTTAATAACCCGGAATGACAATATACTATTGAATCAATAGAAATTTTTAAACCTGAAGCCGCATTTGTGAATGCTGTACCTATGGTTTGACCTTGTGCCTGATAAATTCCTTTTTCATTATAAACATAGTATTCTTGTATTTGTTTTTGAGAAGAACCGTTTGGAAGTTTTATGGTTTGATTTTCTCTAATTTTTTTAATTTTGCGAGGATCTAATAATCTTAATTCAAAAATACCTTTTTTAGGATTTTTATCATCTATAATAACATGATAATAAATTCTCCCATCAATATACCATCTTCTAAAAAGATCATATCCTAAATTTTGAAAATCAAGAAGTTTTGTCAACTCTTTGAATTCAATTTTTATTTTTTCTTTAATATTATCAGATAAATTTAAATTATCTAATTTTATATCAACTATTGGTTTATCTTTTACTGAAATAATTGCTTCATTAATGATATCATCTATAGCATTTTCAACTTCTGCCTGTAATGACATATCTCTATAACGATTGATTAATTCCGTTTCACTTTTTATAGCGCCTTCGGTATCAATGTATGTACCATAGACACCACCAGATGCAACCGTCACGGAACCATCATCATTTTCAACTTCAGCAAATGATTTAACTTTTACTTCATCTTTTTGTTTTTTTCCAATAGTAAAACCAAATATATCAATAGCCATGTTTATTCCTGAATGCAAGTGAATAAAATATTACTGTTTTATTTATTCACTTGCAAAATCAGAAAAAAATAATATTAATATTATTAAAGACCACCTACATCTTGTTGCGCAGGACCGGTTTTAGTTGTTGCTGTAGGACCATTGCCTCCTTCAGCGGTCCAATAATCGTATGCGAAAGTAACTGTAAATTCCTCAATCGAATCATTATCTCCCCAATCAAGAGTTATTTCGCTTATATCAATAGGAAACATTCCATGAAATAGATAAGATCTCAATATATTAGCATCATCACCATCAGCAGCCTTTGATATTTGATTAACAGTTACACTATCAATCACATAATCATTAACCCCACCATTTCCAGTTCTATAATTTCCTGTATGTGTATTTATACCCTCCATCCAAAACTCAAATTCCGATCTGTAAGAAAAATTCTCATCATTTATCACAGTAATAGTCCAATCAGCAAAAGTTCTATTTCCTGCTAATTTTATTTCTCTACCCATGTATGGAACTACAACAGTTCCTATGGTAGAACCAGGAATAGATGCAGCTTTGCATAAAAATTTAAGATCACCGTCGGATTCATTGAACCATTGATTTTTTTTAGGAATTATAACTTCAAATAAATTAGGTCTCGCTCCATCCCATGCCAATTTTTCTCTAAAAGTAGAAACATTGAAAGCCATTTTTTAATTCTCCTATTAAATTGCGTTTATTACTTCGTTAAATTCTACTCCTGTTGCAACAGCAACAAAATTCAAATTAATAAAGTTAATTGATCTACTGGGTTTTATAAAAATATCTCCCCTAAATTCATTTCTGTCTACAACATTAGGAGGATTATTTGTTGCATCACAAACAACTTTATAATCTGTAATACCCCTTCTAGATTTTACTTCACGTAGAAACGGCTCAACTAAACTAACAAAACTTGCTCTTGTAAAAGCATCATTAAATTCAAATAATGAAAATTGTGCAGCATTAGCGATTGCTTTTTCTAAAATGATGAATAATCTTCTCACATTAATCCTATCAAATGCGGAAGGCCTTGCCAACAATGTTTTATCGCCAAATAGTATAGTACCGCCTCCTGGCAATGAAATAACAGGATTTATTCCATTAGCATACAACAAATCTCTATCAGCATTGTTGGGATTAAATGCCAATTTTGTCACATTTTTTACATTACCTCTATTAAAACCTGCAGGAGATACATATGGATTAATTGTATCAGCCTGGGCACATATTCCAGCAATATCACCATTTAAAGGTACATATCTGAAAACTCCAGAAAATCTATCGAACATATATTTGTAGTTGCCGTCCATGACCGCATAACTAGAACTTGGTAAATTTTTTCTTCTTGCTACAATATTAGCTGTTTCCTGACCAGTGGTAGCAAAATCTTCATATCTTGGCGAAACAAAAGCCACACAATCTTTTCTAAACTCACAAATTTCGTTAATTATATACACTGATATCTCGTCCTGAATTTGACCTGTTACAATTAATGATATATCAACATCTTCTGGATTTCTAAACATATTGTAAGCATTCATGATTTCTCCAGATCCAATTACATCATTGCCGTCTACTCCTCCACCTAAACTTTCTGAGACGGTTCCTTGTGCAAAATTTGTAACTGAAGAATTATGAAAACCATTAAACGGTAGAGTTGTAGAGTTTTGTAAAGTCGTGCCCCAATCCAAAGATAATGTAACACCATCAATGGATCTTTCATCTCCGATATTATCGTGACCTCCAAACCATACCCAAGCAGATTTATTACTTATCACATCAGGATAATAAATTGAAGTTCCATCTGTTGTAGATAGTGCATTTTTCGCTACTGATAAATTAGGGTATCTTTCTAAAACCGACACACTGGTTTTTGTTGTCCCTCTACCTCTTCTATCTGGAATTCCTGTTATATCTCCATCTTCGTCAACAACAATTACATGTATTTCATCTAATGTATCTTTATTACCAGTTGTCTTTAAAGCAAAGGCAGAAGTTAAAGGTGGATTGTCAAAATTTGATCTATATTCCCACTCTCTAGAATATGTTGAAGAACTAACTAGACGATCAACAGGTTCTGATAATGTTAGTGCCAAATCGCTTTCAATAGAATCTACTCTTCTTCTAACACTTTGATTTGTACTATCAGTAAATGTCAAAATATCTCCGACATTTAATTGATATCTGAAAAATGTATATGATCCGGTAACAACTTTAGATCCTGCCGGAATATCCAGTGTTCCAAACATGTTATCAGAACTTTCCTCAAAAGCAGATCTAGAGTGTCTTATAACTGTATTTCCTGCATCGACAGAAGATGCTCCAAATAAATTTATTGTTTGATTACCAGAAACAGTAGTATCATATCTTACAGCATCAAAAGATGTTGTATTTGCTACAGATGTAACAATACCTTTTGTACCGTTAAAAATTTCTACAACATCACCTACACAAAGTTGTGAACTAACACTAGATTGTGAACCGGTAAAAGTGTTTGAATTTTGTTGTGCCGAAAAGGTTCCTGTCAATTCAATTTGTACATTTGCAGAAAGAGTCACAGTACCTTCAGCAGTCGCTGTGGTATTTGCTCTATCAGGCAAACACATACTTGTTCTTAAAGAATCTCCCAATTGTCCTGGATATTTCGCAATAAAATTTCTATTACTACCGACTAAACCATTCGGATAATTTAATTCATAATCTTTAACATTTTTGATTAAAAATCCATTACCATTTGTTGATGAATTTAATGATACTGTTGTGTTACTTGCTCTGACAACTTTTAAATTATTTGAATAAGATAAAAAAGAACTACATGTTAAAAAAGAATCATAGGTATTCAAATCGGATTTACCGAATTTCATTTTCAAATCATCGGAATCGACAACGGAAACAATTTCTTCTACTGGACCCCATTTAAAAAGACCAGCATGTGCTCCTACTGACGTAGAAGGAATTGGAACTCTGGTAGTCAAATCTATTTCTGCAACTGACACACCTGGACTAACCATAAAAGCCATACTTTCTCCTAGTATATATTGTTAAATGCTAACTGAATATATTTATGAAAATATCATTTTTAAAATGGTCATTTATTTATCTTAATATAAATATTTTATTATGAAAAATAACGTTAAAAAAAGGTTTGAAAAAAAAGTCATTAAAACCGATGATTGTCACTTTTGGGTTGCGAGTAAAACTAAACAAGGTTATGGAATGTTTTCATATAACGGTAAATCAATTCCAGCACACAGAGTTTCTTATATGTTATATGTAGGAGATATTTCTTCAAATTTAATTGTTCACCAAACATGTAATAATACATACTGCGTGAATCCAAAACATTTAGTATTAAAAATGAAAAGTGATGTTAGAAAAGATTTTTACAACATTAGAATAAACAATGAAATGATATTTAAAGAATCAATTAAATATTTGGAGAAAATAAAAAAAATTAGACCTGATATTAAAAAAGATGTAGAGGAAATTATAGAAAAAATAAAAAAATCCGATAACGTTTTACATATTACATTAGATGATTAAAAATTATCCCCATATGAAAATTCTTTTTCAATCACCCAATCCTGTCCACCCATTCTGACTGTTTTTTGTTCATATGAACCTAAACCATCTTCTATGAATCCAAAAGGCATTAAATTTGCTTCTGCCTCTAATAACTGTTCTTCAAATAATTTTTCACGTAAATCTAAATCTGTTATTTCAGTAAAATATTTTTGATTTACTAACCAACCAAATAAAAACAACGTTGTGACTAAATCATCATGATAACCCTCATCTGCTTCATAACTTT